ATGATGATGAAATACAAATGTATGCAACCCAAAAACCAAAGGAACTAATAAGTCGTTTTGTTTTAGCTTCCACAAATGAAGGTGATGTAGTGGCTGATTATTATCTAGGTAGTGGCACAACAGCAGTAGTTTGTAAAGAACTAAACCGAAATTTTATAGGTTGCGATATTAATCCAAAGGCTATTGAAATCACAAATGCTCGTTTAGATGCAGTTTCGTAGCCTTGCACATAACGGTTACGGCTATGTGCAGTAGCGGATTTGAAACACAAAACTTTAAATACAGAACGAATGATGATAGTAGAACAAATGTTGAAGAACGCACCGAACCCGCTATTGCATATAGCCGATGTTAGCGGTAGTGCTTTGTTTCAAGGCGATTGCTTAGATATTATGCCTTTGATACCTGATAAGTCGGTTCAGTTAATTTTGGCTGATTTGCCTTACGGGACAACAAGTTGCGATTGGGATAGTATTTTAGATTTAAGCAATTTATGGCGTGAATATAAGCGAATAATAAAAGACGATGGTGCAATAGTATTAACAGCTTCACAGCCATTCACAAGTATTTTGATATATAGTAACCTTACTATGTTTAAATATGAGTGGATATGGTGTAAAAATCAAGGTTCAAATTTTGCAACGGTAAAATACCAACCAATGAAAGAACACGAAAGTGTATTAGTATTTGGAAAAGGTAAAGTTAAATACAATCCGATTATGCAACAAAGAAGTAAATCGGCACAAGAGCGCTTAAAGTATGCCCTTACGGAATATAAGGGAGATAAAAGAGATGCGATGGGAGGATTGCAGGATAATGGTAAAAATATGAATTACAATAAAGATGAACGCAACCCTTCATCGTATCAATTTTTTAATGTTGTTCCAAGACACAAAGGAACACTACACCCAACCCAAAAACCTATTGAATTAATGCAGTATTTGATTAACACATATACCGATGAAAATGATATGGTTTTGGATAACACGATGGGAATCGGAACAACTTGTTTAGCTGCCAAAGAACTTAACCGAAAATTTATCGGTATTGAAAAAGAGCCTAAATATTATGAGATTGCCTGTCAGCGATGCGGTTTTTAGCATTACCGCTAACGGTCTGTATATACAAAACGAGTACTTATAAGTAAATGAAAATCAACAAACAATATTCGGAGTTAAACTAAAACAACAAAGCAATGAACGAAGAAATGAACAAAGAAAATTTAGGTGGGTGGATTTCGGTATCGGATGCACTCCCAAAACCACTACAAACAGTATGGCTAACAAATGGCAAAGGGTGGGTTTGCTTAGGATGCCTTATAGAAGATGCCGAAGGTTGGCATTGGGCGGAAAGTAACGGGGTTATTTATCTTGAAAATGGTGAGATAGTATCGGAGTGCGAGAGTGAAGATTTGGATGTAAATTATTGGCACGAATTACCAAAGTTTAAATAAATAATATGCCACGCTGTAAAATCTGCAAAGAAAAGTTTGAGCCTCGATTCAGTTCGTTTCAAAAGACGTGCCTGAATGAATCATGCATAGCATCGTGGTATCTTCAAGAAAAGGAGCGGAAAGAAAAAAAGGCATGGAGTGAGAGAAAAAAGGAACTTGAAAGGACATCGATAAGTTTACCAGCATTAAAAGCAAAGGCAAAACGTTTATTCCAGGCATGGATAAGGAAAAGAGATAAGGATAAGCCATGTATTAGCTGTGGCACTAAGAAAAGCAAGCAATGGGACGGAGGACATTACAAAAAGGCCGAAGTGTATAGCGGTGTAATTTTCCATTACTTCAACGTCAATAAGCAATGTGTGTATTGTAATCGAGATTTACACGGAAATGAGGCTGAATATCGCAAAGCCTTAGTAAGAATCCATGGAGAGCAGAAAGTGGCTGAATTTGAGCAATACGCCAACGAAACGAGGTATAAAAAGTGGACTAGGGAGGAACTATATCAAATTATTGAGCAAACTAAAATAAAACCATAAAATGAATAGACAATTTAGAGGGAGATTATTCCACTACCAAAATGACTGTGGCTGGGTATATGGCGACTTCCATAAAATGTATGATGGTAGTTTATACCACTACATTACAAAATTACCTGACTTAGATAAAGACTGGGAAACGTCCTACTATAATGTAGTTGCCGAAACAATTACACAAAGTACTGGATTAAAAGACAGAAACGGTAAAGAAATATTTGAAGGAGATATTGTCAAACATAAATTTCGTAGAATTTGGAAAACTCAAGAACATATTTCAACAGTTATATGGTCTCAGGAATTTTGCAGTTATTATTTATTTGATGGGATTAGCAACCACAGAATGAGGGATGATATTGTATATGAAATAATTGGGAATTTCTTTGATAATAAAGATTTAGCAAAAGGCTATCCAGATGTTTCCAAAATGGAAATAACTAAAAATAATAACATAAAATTAGATGATTTCCCATTTTAATTCAACACAAATAAACCATAAAAAATGCAAGAAAACACAAAAGACAAAGCACTCAGGATTATCGCAAACATAAGCGAAGTGCCAAACCAAGAACGTATCGCAGAAATCAAATACTGGATAGCCAAGCGTTCAGGCTTAACGGATTCAGACATTTTAGACCTAGAAAAAGCGTTGAGAAATCGTTTGAGCGAAGTAGTAGTAAGTGATTCAGTAGGAGGGCATTACGGGTGCTAACTAATCGCTAGACCATATTCTAACCTATTGTAAATCATTGCCTTATATTATGTTAACAAGTAAATAACAATAAAAGTGTAAATAATAGTTTGAGATATGGAAACTAGGCGTATATTTGTACTCAGAAAAACAAATTAAAATGACAACGACAAAACAAATAACAAGTAATGTTTACGAAGTAAAAATGAATCGTAAATGGGTAAAGGTAAGAGCAACAAGTATGCTAGCTTTAGATAATTGGGCTAAAGAAAATAATGTAACAGAATGGAGAATGGTAGGCATGATGTCAATAGCTGAAATGCAAGAAAGCCAAAGTTTAAAAGTAGTAGCTTAAAAAAAACGGGTTCTCGTCTAATGGTAGGACGGCAACGTGCGCACTTTCAAAGCCTTTTTAGGCATAATGATTAACAGAGAAGTTGTTAACGTGGTTCGATTCCACAAACCCGACAAAACTAAACATAAATAAACATGAAACAGACAACAAAAGGATGGGTTATAGTTAACATCGGACATAGTATAACTGGTGAAAAATGGCTTAATGGGTATACATTTAGCGATAACAAAAAAGAGGCGATAGATAAATTTATTAATGGTACATCATATACTTGGAAGCAATTAAGGAGCAAATTCAATTTCCGTTGCGTAAGAGCCACCATGACCATTGAAACCGAAGAAACAATTTAAAACCAATAACATGTCAATGTCAAGAACAAAAGATGAAATTTTAGAGCAAATGCGAATTGAGATGCCTTTTCATTTGCCCGACAGAATTAGACCTTACATAGAGGAGGCTATGCAGATTTATGCAGAACAAGAATCTAAAGCATTTGCGAATTGGTTATCAAATACAAACAAATTAGGCAAAACTATTGATATTATATTCGATGAATATAAATTACAAGTAAGATAAAACTGATACCATGCAACTACCAGAAAATCTAGGACAAATCGAGTTCCTGAGAGAACACCCACAAATCTTAGAAAAGCTAATAGAACACTCTAGGGATAAAAGCCTTGAACCGTTTATATTAAAGAAAGAGGCAACTTATTTTTATGGTGGTTTCTTTTGGAATAATAGTGATGAAGGTTATGACATTTGGGATAATGTAATGATTGGAAATACCCAACCATTTTACGACTTTCACGCTAAAAGACAAAAGACCGACATATCCCAAATTCGTTACCACATGGAACAGATAGAGCTAATTTTGAAGAAAATGGAAGCAAAATAGAAAATCATTAATTAACCGAGATAGCTATACGCTTATCACAAAATCAAAGAAAAATGGAAAAAACATTAAAAGTATTACCCCCTATAATGCCAACCTTTGTAAGATTTGAAAAACCTGCTGGCTTAAAACAAGATGGATTTAAAAATTACGAAGGTTACGATATAGCCAACTTTACTAAGCAAGAAGCAGAAGATTTTGCAGAGTTGATGTATAGCACATTTATGGAGCATTGGGAAAGGCGTAAGGCAATGTTATTGGCCAATAAATAGGCCACCAAACTAACCTATTAACACAAATGAATCAAACGACTAAAACAAAACTAAAAAATAGTAATATGACAAATGAAGTAAAAAATGGCATTATTTGCCAAACCAATAAATTAAACTAACTTTGTAGCAAAAATTGATTAATCAATAAAAATCAGTAACATGGCAAAAGGAGGAGCAAGACCAGGCTCAGGACGTAAATCGTTGGCCATAGAGCTAAATACAGCGCAATTGGCAAGGGAAACACTTATAACTAAATATGGTAGCCTAGAAAAGGCCATATTAGCTTTGTGGGATAGTGGCGAAGCATCATTGCAAAAGTTTGTTGCTGAACACGCATTTGGCAAGGCTGTAGAAAAACAAGAGTTAAAACATGACATTTTACCTCCGCCTTTAGTGCAACTATGATAATCAAACCAAACCCATTACCACCATTTAGGATTCTCTATGATTTGCCGAAAGGCACTTGGATGGTCATAAATATGGGTGGTCGTGGTGGTGGTAAGTCCTATGAGGCTTCAAAGTGGGGCAATATAAAGGCTACGGTTGAGCGCAAAAGAGTTGCCGTTCTTCGTGATGAGAAGACAACTATCTCAGATTCTATCCTAAATGAGTTAAAGAACCGATACGATGAACTAAATGAAAAGTCAAATGGGTACTTTAACACGCTTTTCGAGTTCAATTCGAGCGAGCTAAAGGAACTTAAAACTCAAAAGAAGCTAATCTTTACAAAGGGATTCAGGGCCTCAAGTGGCGCAAAGACCGCAAACCTAAAGTCAATTAGTGATGTAGATATAGCCATAATTGAGGAGTTCGAGGACTTGACCGACGAACACGCGTTCAATCGATTTACTGATGGTATAAGAAATGAAGGTTCATTAATCTTGATTAACTCGAATGTGCCTGACATGAATCATTGGTTTGTGCGTAGGTACTTTGACTTAGACGACACTGAACACGATGGATATTTCAAGTTAGTGCCTAAAAACATTCCTGGGGTTGTTTACATATTCTCAACCTACGAAGATAATCCGCACCTACCTAAACACATAGTAGACAAATACAATGCGTATGGTGATGCTGCAAGTACGTTTTATGATCAACACTACTATCTAACGCAGATACTAGGGCTATGCTCAAGCGGTCGAAGTGGTCAAATTTATAAGAATTGGAAAAGGATAACAAATGATGAATTTAACGAATTGCCTTATAAGTCACACTTTGGTTTAGATTATGGTTGGACGGATAATGAAAAGGCATCTAGTGGTAAAATGGCATTGGTTGAAGTTAAAGTACACAATGGTAAGTGCTATGTAAGGCAGGTTATCTATGGAAATGGCTATAATAAATTGACATTGGCAGTTAAAATGATTCAGCTAGGTATAACCGAAAATGACTTAATAGTAGCGGATAATGCCGAAAGGATAACCAACTTAAAGCTAAGGAATGGCTTTGAAAAAGATGAAGTCGATTCTGAATTATTAGAGCGATACCCAAGGCTAGTAAGTGGGGCCTTTAATGTTGTACCATGTGTAAAGTCAAGGCTATCAGATAGACCTCTTTTAGTTTCTCAGTATGAAATATACGTAACCGATGATTCAACAGGCATTTGGAATGAATATGTAAATTATAGCTGGGCTAAGGATAAGAACGGAAATCCAACAGACGAGCCTGAGGATGCTTACAATGATGCTATGGATGCACTTTCATACATTTTATTAGCAAAAGGTAGGCTTTACTAGGTAAATAAACTATATTTGTCATGTGAATTACATCTTTAGCCATGAATGTTTTCCGCGTGTACACAAAGACGTACTACCATTTAGACTGTCATTTGTAGAAGATAGGCTAAACAAACTCCCAATTACAGAATTTAAGCAAGGTAATCACATACAAGTAGGCAACCCAACAAGGGCCGACCAAGAGTATTTATTCATAGTTACCGAAATAGACGAAGAAAACAGCCTAATTTACTTAAATTGGGGCGGAGTGATAGACACATTCCAAAAGCAGTTTTAAGCATAAAATGAGCCTTAAAATAAATATTTTGCAAAATGTAATAAATAATAATTATTTTTGTAGCGTAAACATTCAGAGTTGAGCAATTTACTATTAAAGGCAGGGCTAGCATACGAGGCGTTTAAGTCCGTGTTAGGTTCTGGAACAAAGAACCCTTTAGACAAAAATACGGCTGTAATAGCCGATAGTGAAAACTTCTTTGAAGTGTTTGGTTCAAATGTGTTCTTTGAATATGTAGGGGGCAACAAGGCCGAAAAGTACTATCGTGAATGCCCTCCGTTATCCTACATCTTGAACAAAAAAGCCTCATTTGTAGCTAATGGCATTGTGTCAGCAACTAAGGTGAACGGCAAAGAATTGAGAGGAATAGAAGGCGCGGAGTTTTTGAAAATACTTGAATATCCTAATCCAATCCAAACGTTTAAGCAATTTCAGGCTCAAGTAGATTTGTACACCGACTTGTATGGTTGGTGCTTTATTCTAAAGATAGTGCCTGATGGGATGGATGCTGTGCCTAGTGAGTTATGGCCCTTGCCACCACATATGCTAGACATAAAGAAAAACGCTAAGTATCTTTTTGTGGATGACCCTATGGAAATGATAGATAGTATCTATTTCAATTATGCAGGTGAAAGAATACCGATAAACAAGGATGACGTGTATTTGTTCACAGGTGAAACATCAAGTACAAGCGATTTATTGTTCCCGAATAGCAAAATGTATTCGCTAAAATACCCTATAAACAACCTAATAAAGAATTATGTGAGTAGAGGGGTTATAATCGAGAAAAGGGGTGCATTGGGTATTCTAAGTCCTGAGAATGATAGTTTAGGTCAGATTAGGGCAACTGACGAGGATAAAAAGCAGTTGCAAAAGGATTACGCGAAGTACGGACTACTTAACAACCAATATCAGCTAATCATAAGTAATATAGCTATGCGTTGGAGTCCTATGTCAATGAACGTAAGGGATTTGCAACTATTGGAGTTTGCCAAAGATGATATAGGTGTACTTTGTGATGCATTCGGCTTTGAATCTTCTTTGTTATCCACATTTAACGATAACAAGTTTAACAACAAGAACGAGGCAAAAAAGAGTCAATACCAAGATTCAGCGATTCCACAAGCGAATAACTTTGTAACTCAACTTAACGACATGATGAACGCCCAAGAAAACGGCGTAATTTACAAAGTAGACTTTAGCCATGTACCAGTATTACAAGATGACCAGAAACTCAAATCAGAAACACACAAAAACAACGTAGAATCAATTACTAAGCAGTTAGTGTGCAACTTGATTACATACGGCAATGCGATGCTGAAACTAGGCGAAGAACCACCTACAAACCTATCAAACTTATATTTCTACGAACTACCTATCGAGATACAACAAACCTTTAAAATCAATACAAATGGCACTAACAACCAAGGAAATCAAGGAAATAGTGAAGGACAAGGAAACAATAATCAAAACTAAACAAATAGTAACTAAATGATACCAGTATTTGCAAATAAAACCGAATTTCTAAACTTCTTTGACAAGGAGTTAAAAGGGGATAAGGCTAAGATGTACGCAATGAAAAAAGCTACATTGAAGCACGCTGATGCTGTTAGTTACTATTTGCCAAATTTAGAAGTAGGCAAAGAAGATGCCAACAAAGAAGCCTCAGTACTTTCTACACTTGATACAAACAAGATTCTAGTTAAGTCGGTGATAAACACGACTAACATACTAGATTCTCATGGTGATGTCCACATCCCTAATTTATGGAAGAAAAGCCTAAATGAATCAAAGGGCTTCATGCTTTTACAAGAACACCAAATGAAGTTCGACAAAGTAATAAGTGATGACGTAAACGCTTATACTAAGTCATTGAGTTGGAAATCTTTAGGCTTTGATTATGAAGGTAATACCCAAGCCTTGATATTTGATTCTACCATAGTCAAAGATGAATACAACGACATGATGTTTAAAATGTATTCCAATGGAAAGGTGAAAAATCATAGTGTCGGGATGCAGTATGTCAAAATAAGTTTAGCCTACGATAGCACAGACAAATACTGGAAAGAGGAGAAAGAAACCTATGATAAGTACATTGACCAAGTAGTAAACAAAGAAGATGTAAATGGTTATTTTTGGGTAGTAACTGAGGCCAAAATAATCGAAGGTAGTGCTGTAGTAAGAGGTTCAAACATTGCTACACCTACTCAGTCTGTACAAGAAATCAAAGAAGCCGTTGATAACACTTCTACGACCATAGAGCCGACTAATGTCACTCAAACACAACCGACCGCATTCGGTAAAATGCAAACTATTTTAAACATTCAAAAAAACATCAAAAAGTAATGAAAAAATTACAAGAAGGCGCACTAAAAGCGGATAACACACCGTACAGCGCAGAAGAAATCAAGGCTCACAACGATTTTATCGATTTAGTTGAGCAAACAAGCAAAGAAGCCACGGCAAACATGATCACAAAAGAAGAAGCCGATGCGGCCATCCAAAAGGCTATTGAAGAAGCCACAGGAACAATGAAGGCCCAACTTGAGAAAACCTACAAGGCAGTACTTGAGCAAGGAACTACCATTGCAAAATTGAAATCTAACAAAGTAGCAAACAATCAAGAAGGGTTCGCTACAATGAAAGAGGCTATCATGGATGCATTGGTTAACAATGAAGATTTGAAAACCATCAAGGCCGCAGGGTACAAACAAACTCAACCTTTGAACATTGCTATTAAAGCAGCCGTGACAATGGGCCTAGATACTACCATTTACACAGGTGATACTACAAATACTATCACTCAAAACACTGGTATCGTATCTACTATTCGCCACCGTGCAACACGTTACTTGGCTCAGGTTTCTGTAGGTTCTATCACTACAGACCGCGCTCTATGGGTTGAAGAAACCGACGAACAAGGTACACCTATCTTCATTGCAGAGGGTGCAACTAAGACACTAATCTCAGTTAAGTATGTAGAGAAAGATGCCAAGGTAAAGAAAATCGCTGTTCGTGGACGTATTACAACCGAAATGATGGACGATTTGCCTCAATTGGTAAACTACATCTACAATAACATGATGAAGCGTGTGGAAATCAAAATCGAAGACCAATTGTTGAACGGTGATAACACAGGCGAAAACCTTAATGGTTTAGACAATGTGGCTACTGCTTTTGCTGCTGGGGATTCTGCTAACACTATCACAGCACCAAATGAGTTCGATGTTATCAATGCTGTAGCTACTCAGGTAGAAATTGCAAATGGTATTCCAAATGCTATCTTTATCCACCCACGTACAGTACAAGCCTTGAAAGCCGTAAAAGCTACAGATGGTACACCATTATGGAGAAACTACGTTGATATGTTAGGCGAAATGACTATCGCTGGCATGAAGGTAGTAAGCACTACAGCCGTAACCGCTGGTGAGTTTATCGGTGGTGACTTGAAAGCTGCTAATGTTTTGTTCCGTGAAACAATGAACCTTCGTATTGGTTTAGATGGTACAGACTGGAGCGAAAACAAGAAAACCGCTTTACTTGAATCACGCCTTGTACAATTTGTGAGCGCAAATGACGTTCCAGTAATTGTGAAAGGTGATTTTGCAACCGCTAAAACAGCACTTGAGGCCGTAGTAACTCCTTAATTCTAAACACCTTAGTATATGAAAATCAAAATAGTAACAACATCAAAAGCACCATATCATAAGCCAAATCAAACTATCGAAGTCGATAATTGGTTAGCTGGTAAAATGGTTTCTCAAGGATGGGCAACGTATGAAGGTGAATCGCTTGAACCGATAGCCGAAATAAAAGCTAGTGAACCTGAGATTATCATTTCTGAGGTGGAAGAAAAGGAAACTAAACCTAAAAAAGTAAAATCAAAAAAGTAAAATGAAAAGAATCATTCTAGTATTACTCACGATTATCGCAGTGAGTTGCAACGAACAAGCGATAGGCCAAGTATCTTTGTATAGTGCTAGTACTGGTGGTGCAATTAGCAACATTACATCTAACACATTCGATACCTTGACCAATACCACAGCTAAGTTCTTTATCACCAAAACAGGTGCTTTAAACTCTAGTTCTGTAGGAAATTATATGCACTACTTCACGGCTAAGACCTTAACAGGAACACCTGCAACGGTTACAATAGTTCAAGAAGGTAGTATGGATGGTGTAACATGGTACGGACTTACAGGTTGTGCTGGTACTGATGGCCGCAATTGCGATACATTAACCTTTACACCTACTACAGAGCGAATATATGTAATGAGTTCAAACGCTGGCGGTGGTAAATTAGTTTACTCAGCGAATCATGAAAATGTGGGTGGCCGTTGGCTATATACACGTTTACGTTGTATTCCTAGTGGTACTCAAACGCTACGTATTTCAAGTCCTAAAAACTTACCATTTAGCAAGTAAACAAACTGATGGCTACTATAATCACATCGAGTTATTTTGTAGGCGAAATCTCAATTCCAAACTCTGCACCTTCAAATCCTGAGGGTGCGGAGTTGGATTTGTTTATCCAAAAGTATGAGGCTAAATTCCTTAGTGAATTACTAGGTTATGAACTTGCCAAATTGGTTATTGAGGCCATAGAACCACCTGCAGATACAAGCGGAGTGATTTATGACTTGATAAACGGCAAAGAGTATACCGATAGCTTAGGAGATTTGAACTATTGGCCAGGGTGGAAAAATGTAGGTCAAAGCGCAATTGCGAATTACATCTACACTCAGTACATCCGAAACGCCGTAAGTCAAACGACTAGCTTAGGCGAAAAGCGAACTAAGTCTGAGAATATGGCTGACTTCACACCGACTTACAAGATAGCTAAGGCATGGAATGACATGGTGGATTTGAATAGCGTAATGCATGAATTTCTTATCGTAAACGAAGCGGATTACCCGACTTACAAGGATATTACAAGTATATCCACTCCGTACTACGTTAAACAAAACATTCTAGGTATTTAATGGCTAGGACTTACACATACGAACCATACAACGTGCCAAATGTATTTAAAGCATTGGTATCGAAAGTTAGCGCAAACTTATCGAGTGATGACGATTTGCCTAGTATTCCGTATGTTAAGTACAAGTTTGGTACATGGCTTGAAATATTGGAGCAGTTAATCGCTGATTCAAAAAGCCCTGAAACCAAAAATAGTCGTTATCCTTTGGTTTGCCTTATACAGAGGTTTCCTGAAGTCTATGAATATTTGAACGTAGATAGTATAAAGGTAGATATTGTAATAGTCAATTTAGCGGGTAAAACTGATAAACTTTCACACCGATACGATAACAACTTTGCAAATGTTCTTTATCCGATTTATGCCGAGTTAAAGCAAGTTATTGCTGATTCGCACTACTTCATGGGTTCAAATGTGGCGTTTAGTCATACTAAGTACGACATTCCGCACATGGGTATAGAATCAAGCGAAGGTGAACAAGGGTATAGACTACCAGACGCAATGGATGGAATATTGATGAAAGACGTAGCCTTAAAGCTAAATATCGATTCATGTTCACGTTGTACTTTGGCTTATCAGTTGGACTATGTAGATTCATTTGAATTAGAGGTAACGCTTGAGGTTGGTAATATATTACAAGTACTTGCCACAAATGAGAATACAGCCACATATAAGCTATATCTTGATGGTACGGAGCAACTAGGCTATGCAATAGATAATCCTTACGGAATATCGCTAACAGGTCTTTCAGATGGTCAGCACATCATTAAGGTAACAAGTTCCACAGGCGCGCAAGTTGAGGCTGAATTCACGACGTTAAACGATGTCTTGGTAAGCAATGTAAGCGATTACGAGTTTGCTTATGACTTAGATATTCCATGTGGGATAAGTCCAACAGCTACAGCAAGCATAGAGGGAACAATAATAGCCGAAAACATGATATTTGAATCACATCAAGTATACATCGATGAAACACAAGTATTCACAGAGGAACTAGATGAAGATTCATTGTACTATGAATACGACCTATCAATAACCGATACAAGTAGCCGCAAAATCAGACACTTTGTTAAAACCGCAAATGGTAACACACTAACACAAATTTTTTATATCAAATTAAAAACAACTTAAAAACAAAATGAGTACAGCATACGCATTTGAAGTTCCATGTATAACTGGGGTAAAAAACACAAAAGCCTCAAAATGCAACTTCACGCCAAAAAACTGTGAGAAAGGGTTTTTGATTCCTTCGGGAACATCCTACACTCACACTGAATTGCTAGCCATTGCAGCGAAATTGCAGGCGCAATTGAAAGAAGATGACAAAGATGAACGAATCTATTTAATAGAGCGTTTTGTAGATGTCGAAGACAAATCAACCGAAGCCACTTATAAGGACTATGCCAACGGAGAGCGTCAAAAACTCCGCGATGGTAAGTATGGTTATCGTTGGACTTACAAAGATGGGGGCGTAGGTCTTCATTCAAAAATTAAGTCTTTCGATGGCTTACAGGGGTCTTATGACTGGGTATTTATTGACACCAAGAACCGTGGTTTAATCATGGTTAAGGAGGGCAATTTAGGTGCTAAAGGGTTCAGTTTATCTATGATAGACGTTCCTAACATGAATATGGCCACCTTTGCTGATCCATCTGAGTTCTACTTTGAATTAGGGTTTGCTGATTCAGACGAATTCAACAAAACCATGGTATTCGTTCCATTCACTGATGACTTCGACTTTATGAATGATTTGACATCATTGTATGACACTGAAATAGGTATACACACAGCCATGACATCAGGCGGTTTGGTTAAATTGAAATTCACCACCTCAAATGGTGCAGTTGATTTGTACGACAACTACAATGGCGAACTTGATACCACATCATTGTATACGGCATATAACGTGGCCACAGGTGCAGTAATTACAATTACCTCAGTTACAGCCGTTTCCGCCACTAAGTCATTGAATGTGCAACTAGACGCAACCGATACCGATTTCCCAGCTACAGCGGGCGCGTTGGTTAAAATTACATTTGGGACCGTGTCAGACATTGAATCCGCAGGAATGCCAGGATTTAGTGAGGCTGAGATAATCACACCAAGAGGTTAATCTTTAAATCAAAACACATGGCAAAACAAAGCAAAAAGCCTATTAAGTTTGAAGGTTCTAGTTTCAATGAGGTTTGGATAAAATCTATTAAGACTGAGGCCGAATTTGTAAACCATCCAGCGAATGCGAATTTGTGGGATGAAGGTTCGAGAGCAAATAAACTCAAAGAACTATACAAATTGGTAAATGGTCGAAAGAAAGAACATATTGAGCCTAAAGCAGACGAACAGGCCGAAAACTAAAACAAAGGGGCTAGGTTAAGGCCTAGCCTTTTTTTCTATCCTTATGGCAACGATAAAGCAATTTAACGACATTTTGAAAGCCTTTGACTTTGAGCAAGTGATAGGAGAAACTATGTTTGAAAAGCGTGAGGACATTTACGACTTGAACCGTGCTGAATTGACTTTGGGATATAGAGTGACTGGAGAAAGAATCGGAGTCTATGCAAGTCCTGCTTATGAGCGAATGAAGCGACAAATGAATCCTAGTGCTGGTGGATGGGTTGATTTGAAGTTAACAGGCTCATTTCAAGGGGAAATAACTCTCAGAATGATAGGCAAAGCGAATGCCATTGTTTATAGTCAGGATTCAAAGTTTAATGCATTGGTGGGCAAATATGGTTCAGACATTCTAGGTTTACCTAATAAAAGAGTGTCGGAATTGGTAGAAAATCGAGGTTTTAAAAGTACCTTGCAGAAGAAAACTAAAGAAGGTTTGAGGCTATGATAAATCTACTTGAATGCGTACCGTGTAAGCGAAGAAAACAAGAACTTCAAAACCAACTAATCGAATTAAAGAAAAAAGTAAAACAAAAGGCCATTGAAACGAATACTACATATATTATTTGGTTTGATTACGAAGATAAGAAGCTATTTCACTCCGCATACGAAAATGGACGCGATTACGGCCCAAACTTTGAAATTATATCAAAACATATATGAGTTGCCTTTAAGGGTCTTTATAGCGTGTCTAATTGATAAGAAATATGAACTATTGGTTATCGAAGGTGAGTACAACGAAGAACAAGCCATGAAAGCATGGACGAACCTAATAAGTGAGTATTCAAACGCTATTAATCCAACCGAAAGCAAACTGAAGATAGAAACTATCCTAAACGCGGTGAATATCGAAGGACGTTTGGGTGTCATTGAGAATACCATCGAACTATTGACTTCATGCGGTGATGTGGTGAAAGAGAGTGTTTATCCTATGCTTTTTAAGTTTGGTTATCCTTTGCCACGACTACCTTACAGCCTTGAGAATTTGGCTAAGGTGCTAAAAATATTTATTGGTCACTATAAGTTAGAATCACATAAGTACTCTATTCTCAAGAACCAAACCACCGACGAAAGCGAAAATAAAGATGAATATTCGTGGGATAGCTTTCAAAGTATTCTCACTACGATTTCACTTACTATGAAAATGCCACCTATTGACATTCAGCAGATCACCACAGGGCAATTTTGCACCTATGTAAGTCAATTTAATAACTACGTAAAACAACAACAAAAAAACGCAAAATGACAGCATTATATATACTTTTGGCCCTATTAGTAGGGGTAATTATTGGAGGAACTTTAACTCACGTTGCAATAGCGTGGAAGATTACCGAACAGAACAAAAAAAACAAGCCGATAGTGGATTCAATAATAAAGGACTTAGACAATATTACAAACGATTTAAAAGCTAACTAATGGCAGGAGAAGGTAAAATAATAGGTCAGGATATTGTCGACCAGTCGGCGCATGATGCGGTCATACTCTTAACAAAAGAAAGCGACGAACTACTCAAGAAGTTTGTTGAGTTAGCGGGTGGGATTACTACCTTTAGAACTGCTTTAGGCAATGTAAAAGGCTATGACGACGTAACAAAAGCCATAGCAGGGCAAAAGACACAATTAACGGAACTTGATAAGATTAAGAACCAAATAAAGGCCACTGATGAAAAGGTAAGAGCATCCATGACCTTAGAGGCTCAAATACTTGCAAGGGTGCGACAAGAATTAAGAGAGGTAAACAAAGAAACAGCCGATTTCATCAAGTCAAACAAGATGCAGGAAGGTAGCCTTGACCAATTGAGGGCAACTTTGAACCGCTTAAACAAGGAATACTCCGCATTGGGAGCGGCCGAAAGAGATGCAGCGAAGGGTAAGGACTTGATAAACAAACTACAAGAAACTAGGGATAAAGTTTACTCACTAGAAACTTCTATGGGTAATTGGACCAGAAATGTAGGTAATTACAAAAGCGGATTTAGTGCCATAGGTAATTCAGTTGCTCAGATTAGCCGTGAAATGCCAGCGTTTGCGAATAGTCTAAACACTGGGTTTATGGCTATATCAAATAACTTACCCGCGTTGAGTGATGCTATTAAGGGTATTCGTGAACAAAACAAATTACTAGCAGCAGAGGGTAAGCCGACTGAATCAGTACTAAAACAATTAGGTAGTGCCGTGTTTAGTTGGAATACGTTGTTATCCGTTGGGGTTACTTTGTTGACTGTGTATGGGGCAAAAATAATTGACTGGGCATTTCAAACTGAAAAGATGACCGAGGCGCAAAAGAAGCTAAATGAAGAATTGAAGCAACAAAGCAAACAATATGCCGACACAATAGCAAGTGCTGAAACTAATTTGAGAATAATAAAAGATGTAAATAATAGCTATTCTGAGCGGTCAAAAGCCTATGATGAATTAAATAGTGCTTACCCTGAATTGTTATCTAATATGACAAAAGAGGAGGCTTTAAATGGTGGTATAGCCGAATCTTACGAAGGGATTATAAATGCCATAGAAAGAACATTTAAGAAAAAGGCACAATATAGCTTGCTTGAGGGCGCGATAAGTGATAGAGTTAGAATTGAAAATGAGATACGAAGGTTGACAAATCCACAAAGCGGTGAGTTTACTTATTTTCGTGATGATGTCATGGTAAAACTTAACAACGAGTTAAGAGTAGCCAATGACAGAATAAAAGCCATAAACGATTCAATTTCACAGCAACAAGAAATAGAGGCAGGCGCATTGGGTAGTGGGTTGTATAGAGGTGTTAAGGGGGCAAATAAAGCGGGAGTTAGTACTCCAAGTAAAATATCCACCGCGCGAACAAAAGAAGAACGCAATAAAGAATTTGTATCAGGCATAAACGAACTTGATAGGGAAATACAAGCCTTAAATGAAAAGACCGACCAAGCTACTATACAAAGAGTTCAAAAGGCTATTGATGAAAAGTACAAATTAAATGCTCAATATGCTAAGGATGAACTAGAACTCATTAAGGGAAATTTAGAGGCTCAGGAGCGAATGTTTGACCAAGCCGATAAAGAAGAACAAGAACGAATAAGACTGAAAATGGAAGGTCTTAATCAGTATGCCGAGTATGCCATGATGTTGGAGGATTTAGGTCAAGCTGTGGCAGATATAGCCTATCAAAGAGAAATAGAAAGGTTAGAAGGGCGCGAAAAGAAAATGAATGACTATTACGATGCCGAAGAAAAAAGGGTAAATAGTTCATTTACAAGCCAAGCAGATAAGGAAAGGGAATTAGCTAAACTATCAGCACAAAGAGAAGCCGAGCAAAAGAAAATAGACCAAGAAAGACGTGCAGCGGATAGGAAACGGGCGCAAGCGCAAAAGGCATTCGATGTGGCTAGTATTATAACATCAACCGCGTTGGCTGTAATTAAAGCATATACAGAAGGTGATCCATATACAAAGATACCTAGAGCAATAGCAGCGGGTGCAGCGGGTGCAATAAGTTTAGCGCGTGCAATAGCGGCCCCAATACCAGCCTATGAAAAAGGTACAGACAACCATCCTGGAGGGTTGGCACAAGTATCTGAAAAGGGTTCGGAGTTGATAGTTGAACCTAGTGGTAAAACATATCTTTCACCTGACAAAACCGCAATTCTAAATCTACCCGCTAAAACAAAGGTTATACCACATGATGAACTTTTAAAAAGAATTCATCAAGTAGCTACTATAAAACTAGCCAATAGCGGTCAAGCGGTTAACGAAAAGAGCATGAATATAGCTTTACAAGAAGCATTTAATGAACTGACACATAAAGTAGACAAATTGACAAATATAATAGATGGTAAGCAATGGGGCGGTGATGTCTACCTTGATACTACACATATTTCACACGTTAAATCTAAGGTAAGATGATTGAAAAAATGTATAAATACTATTTGAGATTTGATGACGCTGGAACGTGGAAATATTACTATGTGAATACGTCGGGTGTGGTAAGCAATACAACTACAAAGACTGAGATAAACTACGCGCCTAAAGGGTGGGAAAATAAAACCCTAAAGTGGGAAAGAGGCTTTGAGTATTGGGGTGTAATGCAAAGTTTTAGTTTGCCTTTGGAATTTGTTGTGGATGGTGGCAAAATATTAAGGCATTTGTATTATACACAAGGAGTTGAGGCCGAATGTCAATTGTACATTGAGAAACTAGACAATAGCATAGCAACCTATGGATATTATGAATTTTACTATGGTGATATTGATTTTTCACGAATAAAGATTTACAAGGACTATGTTAAGGCTGAAATATCAGAAAGTGGGTTTATGGGTAAATTATACGCCAAATCTGCTTCAATGTATGAAATTGACATAGATGATAACCCCGATGCTATTTGGGTTAAAATGGACGGCATAGAGATGCAAGCAATAGCAGAATTTGCAGGTATTATACAACCTGACACATCGACCACACAACAAGCGGTGAATGGTGTTAATATTCCTTTCTTGACATGGTTTATGACGCAAGGATATGCTAATGGCGATATTAATCCGAAAGGCACAGGAGATAACTTTGTGAGTTTTAGCGGGTTTTATGACCAAGTTTATACTGGTACAATTTCACTAGCTATGGAACCACAATATTTCATACATAACAAAAGTCAAACATTGAGTTATGATGTGAATATTAGCGGAATAATGAAAGTATTTGCCACGAATAACCATGCATCACAAAATAGATACCTACGAGTTAGGCTATTTAGATACACATTGGGAACTGGCGTAATAACTCAGGAACACGCAATAGCCGATGGATCATTAATTGCGCCTAGCGCATCAAATTTAGATGAATTAGAACTAGACTATGACGTAACACTTAACCCTGATGAAGCACTAATACTATCATTTACATATACAGGTACGCCAGGTTGGACTACTCCGATAAAGGTAGATGCAAGGATAACGCAACTTGAAATAAAAGCTACATGGCTAAACAAGGTACGAGAAAATTATGTGAAGGTATTAAGACCCGCAAAAGTAGCCGAAATCCTAGTGGCTAATATAGATGCAGATGCAACGTTTGACACTACATTGTTAGATACAAATGAAGCCTTTACACTTACTAGTGGTGACGCTTTGAGAGGTATAGAAAAGTCAAAACTAAAGACTACATTTGATGACTTTTACAAAGCGGTGGATTGCTTGCTTCATGTAGGGTTTACTTTCGATAAATCAACAAATACGGCCACAATTATAGATAGGTCAGATGTTTTTGATTCAAGTAGTACCATTGATTTAGGCGAAGTGAACGACTTAAATATAGATCCTTTTATATCAGAAATGTTTGCACGCTTAAAAGTAGGCTACAAACAAAAGAACTATGATGAAATAAATGGTAAGGACGAATTTAACACAGAGTACAATTTTGAATCACATTTGACACGAGTTAAAAAAGAATACAACCTAGTAAGCCCATATAGCGCGGATATGTATGGTATCGAATTAGTTAGGGCAAATTTGACAAATAAGAAACAAGCTGATAGCGATTCAGATAATGAAATATTTTGGATTCATATAGATAATTCAGTAGCTGGGACTATACCTAGTGGATTCCCTGGTGCTGGAGATGATTACTATGAATTATATCGAGACCCGTCTATGACTATAACAGGTCTAATATCACCAACAACGGCATTTAATGTAGAACTAAGTCCTAAACGTAGGATATTTGCACATGGAGAGTCTTTAAAGGCTATAATGTACCCGACAACAGGCCAAACATTAAAATACATAAGTGGGCTAAAGACTACAAATGGTGATACAGGAATGGAAACCATAGTAGGTTCTACTACTATTAGCGAGAAAAAAAATGAGGCATGGTCTGGAATACCTGGTACTATTAAATGGTATCCTATAATTATAGGGATTACAAGTAAGATTCCGATTAACATAATGGATATAGTTTCTAATCCATTTCAGCAATTTAGCTGCACTTACAAAGGAATCACAATATATGGCTATGTTATAGAAGTTACCAACGAACCTACAAAAAGGCCTAGACAGAATTATAAATTATTGTGCAGCACATCAACCACTTTAACCGATTTAATATAATGCTACTTAATCAATTCGCAATATACTTTATTATCAATTTGGTATTGGTGGGCTTCATCCTCATTTTTAAAATGTTTTTCAAACCTACTATCAGCTATAATAACGTTATTAAGTGCGGTATCTTGATAAACATTATAGCAATAGTGTGTTGGTTCTTTCTTGCAACTAGCAAAGCAAGCGATAACAGCAAAAGCAAAAATTATTCTTTTCATAGTTGTAAATTTGCAACAAAGATACCAAATAAATAAACATGGCAACAATATTTAACATACCACAATTAGGCCCGCTAAAATTCTACCACCAAAGTGATGTGTGGAATACTGAGGTCTATACCAATGCGACATACAACGGATTTAACCCTCAATTCAATTTCAGGAACTTTGATGAAGATTTCTACTATCGAAATTTGAAAGCGTGGGAAGATAATATAGGGTATATCCAGCCGTGGCAAAAAGGTGATGTTTTGTGCTTTATGTGGGAAGGAGTAGCTAGTGGAGTTACAGGGCCTTATCATGTACGATTTGTGAATTGTTGGGGCGAAGTAATTAAAACCGTTGCTGCTACACTACATGGAGCGATAAGCGGTGGGAACTATCTTTGGTACTTTAAATCATCTCTTTGGGATTTACCCGAAGGTATTTATTATGTTCAAATCCTTCACAATGGGTTTGGTGGTGATAAGGATTACTTCTTGATTTCAGAGCCTATCGACGTTAAACAATACCATCCCAACACGTCATTAATTCGCGGGTGGAACTCATACAATGACCAAGGGGTATATTTTGAGGTGTCGGCCTTAAAGTTTGAACTTCGTGTACATGGATGCCTTACTGAGTTAGAAACCAATAGCCAATTCAATGTATATGAAGACCAACCGCTAAACCTTCAATTATTATCTTCGACACCTTATCGAGAGTGGAAGTTTGACATAGGAGTAGGGAATAGGCCAATACCTGACCATTTTAGGGATAAATTAGAGCGATTTATGGGGCTTGATAACTTAATGGTGAACGGCCTTTATATCACTAGGTTAGAAGGTGCAAAATTCGAGGTAGATAGAACCGAAAAGCACCCATTAAAGACACTTTCTATCAATGTTCGCGAAAAGATAAATGACCAAAGTATAGAGGTTACAGACTATTTCCCTTTCTCATTTGGCAAAGTGCCTGACACAGAGTGGTTTTATGTGGTGTCAGTAGAAAACGACGCACCATTAACTAGCAATATCAAAAAGCAATTCAACGGACTAGCTAATTTCCTAGACTACTTAAATAAGGTTTACTTTGTTTCCACTCATGATGAAAATAACTATTTCTATGCGAATGAGTTTGGAGAGATATTCTTGAAAACAAATGACCCAACGGCCCACGCTGGTAGTGCTTATACATGGCAATTCAATTGCTATACTAATTATGTCGAGTTGGAATATGAGGCGGTGAATACTGACACGATTACACTAACCGTAACTTCAAATCCTACCACGTTAAGATATGCTTTATTTTCCGATGTAATGGACGCTACACCAGCCGAAGGGAACGGAACGAATTTAACTATTACCCATACGTTTACAGGTACTAAAAATGACGTTTTAAGGTGCTATTTCGGTGATAATCTAAATAATGTAGAAGTAACGGCCACGGCTAAATTAAAGACGCTAGGCGGAATTTTAGGGGCTAGTTTGGTGCAATTTGAGTTAAAATCAACCGACATAAAGAAAGTAAAGCCTACCTTGTTAGATAAGTCCGATGCTTCGATTATTACCCTTATTGATTTAAGCGATAACAAATTGAGTACTGGCGAAGTCGATAAGCTAATCATGATGTGCTACGACCACCAAGATGCATTCGACTTAGGAAGTAGTGCCGTAGTATTGGATTCACAAACACCAACCGCACCGCCTACAGATGAATCAGGCTTGCAATTAATCTTGGAAGCGTGCCAGTCAAACGGAGTAGGATTACAAACCGACTAAAATAATAACCAATAATCCAAAATATTAATTAATTTTGTAAAAAAATAATCATGGCTTACGATATAGATATTCAATACGGATTTTGCTCGATAGTAAACACCGAAGATGCTACAGACGTACAATGCACAAATCTACCTTTAACTATTTCAATGCAAGGCGATTATATAAAGTGTGTAGGCGATACAGCCGAATCAGTTTTTAGCTTTAATTTGGCTCAAGAAGATTTCAATGAGATAAACGGGGTTGATGTCACAGGTGATACGTTGGCGCAAATATACACAGCACTTCAAACCGCTATAACACCTGCATAATGGCAAATGATTTGGTTGTAAAATATGGCTTTTATTCTTATGATGACGGCATTAAAATATGCTCAGGTCATAAGTACACAGTATCAATACAAGGGTCACGTATAAGGCTACAAACGCGTAAAAGCACGTTAAATCTAGCACTTGCGGACATTACGACTATAAACGGATCATCACGGCCAGCGACATTAAAACTATGTTATGATGAAATAGTTACTGCAATGAGTCCGAGCGATGGTAACGCACCAGTTAACACGGTTGCACCTGCGATTACAGGCGTTTTGATAGTTGGCCAAACGTTGACTAGAGTAGCGGGTACATGGACTGCAGATTTGCCGATTACTACTACATGGGTTTGGAAGTCCAACGGCATCACTGTACAAACAGGAGGATCAACTTATGTTCCTTTGGCGAGTGATGCAGGTAAGACGATTACAATAGTAGAAACTGCAACGGATGATGATGGGAGTGCTAGTGTTACGAGTGCAGGTGTGTACATTTTAGATATAGATTATGCAAGTGTATTAGCAAGGGGGGCATCATTAGGCTATACTTTGCCAGATGAGGCATTACAAGTGAAGCAAAATACATTGGTTGTCAGTTTAAAGAGTGCAGGTATATGGAGTAAGTTAGATGTTCTTTGGGTATATGCTACAAACAACAGCAACATGGGTACGTTGAACTTTAAGAACCCAAGCGCACATCAAGCCTCATTGGTTAACTCACCTTTGTTTACAGCTAATCAAGGGTTCAAGGGTAACGCCTCTACATCATATTTAAACACCAACTTCAACCCTGCAACAAGTGGAGTTCAATACACATTGAATAACGCATCAAGATTCATTTATTTGAAAACTGCATTTGTAACACCTGTGATGTATATATTGGATAATGTATTGGGTGTATCGCAAAATTCACTACAAAACAGAAATTCCAACGACCAAAAGATAAATCAAGGTAGTTCTGTTATTTCATCGAATGCAGATTTAAGCGGTGCAGGTTTGAAGGTAATAAATCGTGCATCATCAACAAACGTTGAACTATTCAATGGGAGTACCCAAATAAGTAGAACAGCAACAAGTACAAGTATCAATAGTGGTAATCAATGGGTGTTACCAAGTGGTTGTGATGCGTGTGCTTCGGTATATGGTATGGGTGCTTCATTAGTTGCTGAAAACGCATCGTTGAAAACAATATTAGACACTTACATAAATTCTTTATAATGAGCAAGGTACTAAAAGCAACAGAAGCACAATATCAGGAACTTAATGGTTATACGACTGGTGTATCTATGTTAGAGTTTATTCAAGACTTCGATGATAATTGGGTAGTAAGTGCAGACGTGTTAGAAGATTCTGCGTTTGAAGAAATCAAACCCAAGTTAATTGAATTGGAGGAAATTAAGTATAACCCAAAAATAACCATTGAATAAACTACTGCTAATATTATTATTGCCAATGTTGGCAACTGCCAAGCCTAAAACTGAAAAGGTAATAGGCTTTGGGTGCATTTACTTAGCAGGGGCAACGTATGGAGTAAGGGAAACTTTATTATGGCATTATCCTAAATTCAAAGCGGTTCATCCCCACGCAAACGACCAATTTTGGTATTGGAAAGTATCATATAAAAACAAGTATTCAAGCAAAGTTCCATTTGCTACTACTGCAATGGCATGGACTACTGATGGGGCGCACCTTACTAATACGATGCATAAGACATTACTACTTGGTGGAGTTATTACCATAGGACAAGGCAAAAGAAATTGGAAGAAATACGCAAAGGATTTTCTTATGGCTTCTGTTACTTATAATGTAGGATTTCACACAACTTATTCACTAATTTACAGATGAAAATATTACTACTCATATTACTTAGTGTGACCACAATGGCAAAGCCTAGATTTGACTTTATGATGGGTTTAAATTATCGCTATGCACATAAGCAAAGACCTATGTTCCAACAATGGTCACGAATGGATATTGCACCTACATTTGGACTAGACCATAAAAAGTACATGATAACTTACTCATTCACTTCTACAAACGTTTCACATAACATAC